GAAGTCCTTTACGCTATTCATGAGGCCTTCGAACTTCTCGATGTACTCCTGTGCCTTCTGCTTCCACTCTGGCGGCAGCGAGTCGATGAATCCCTGCTTCAGGGTCTCCCAAATCTCGGGGCCGTGCTCCTTGACGTAGTTCCAGACCGTCGTAAGAATCTCGGCCACCCTCGGGATGATGATTGCCGCAGCGTCGCCCACGCTGGTCATCAGGTCTTTCGTTGACTGCTCCACGTCCCATTCGGGGTCGGTGAGCGATATGAGCCAGTTCTCCCAAGCCGCCTTGACTCTGTTGATTGCACCCTCGTAGGTGTTCGCGCCCTCGGATGCGGTGGTTCCGAGCAGCGACGAGAACTCCTCGGTATGGTTCTTGAGTTCGTCGGCCTTCTGCCTCACCTCGTCGAGCGTGCTCCCCTGCATGCCCCACGCTTCCCTGAGCTTGCCAAGCTCCTGCAAGGTGAAGTCGTTGTCGGACATCTTCTGCTTGAGTTCGTCTATCGAGAGGCCCGATATCCCCATCTCCACCTGCACGGTGTGGATTGCGTCAACGATGTCGGCGAACGAGTCCACTGAGTAGTCCTTGACCTCGCCGTACTTGGCCTTGATGCTCTCGGCGTCTTGCAGCAGGCGCTCCATCTCGGCCTTCGTTCCGCCGTACCCGAGCTTGAGGTTGTCGAGCATGGTGAAGTTCTGCTTCGAGAAGCCTTGGTAAGCCGCCTCGATGGACTGCATGTCGCTGCCCATCTTGTTCGCGTTGTCGGACATGTCACGCATCGCCACGTCGGCCAGCTCTGCTGCCCGCTCGTAGTCCTCGGCCATGGCCTCCACGTAGCTTGACTGCTCGTCTACGGCCGATGTGAACGCTTCCTTCCTGTCGCTCACGGACTGTCGCATCTCGGCGAGCTGCTGCGCCTGCGACAGTTGGAGTTCGCGAAGCTCCTGTTGCTGCGCTCGCTGAAGCTCCTTCAGGGCCTCGTTGTTGGCCCTCTGCTGCTCCTTCAGCCGCGTGTTGGCGTCAGACTGCATCTGCTTTATCACGGCAGCGTTCTGCTTGCTCTGCTCGGCTATCTGCTGCTTGTTGGCCTTCTGCATCTGCGCGATGATGCGTTCGTTCTGTCTGGACCGCTGCTCGGCCTCGGCGTCGTTTGCCTCCCTCTGGCGGGCAATCTGGGCCTCTTGGTTCTTGCTCATCTGCTCAAGAAGCGCCTCGTTGGCCTCCCTCTGGGCCTTGACCTGCTCCGCGTTGGCCTTTCGCATCTCTTCGAGCTGTGCCGACCTAGCGGCCTTGTACTCCTCAAGCTCGCTCTGGTACTGCTCCTGCAACGTGCTCTTCTGCTCGGACGCCTGCTGCCTCAGGATGTCCTGAGAGTCGCGTAGCTGCGCTATCCTCTCCTTTCGGCTCTCAAGCGTCTCCTCTCGCTCCACCTGCGCCCTGTACTCGGACAGCTCCTTGGTGGCCTTCTCTATGCCGCGCTTGGTTCGCGCGTTGGCGAGCTGCTTCTCAAGCTCTGCCATCTTGGTGTTGCGCTCCTGCTGTCTGAGCGCCTTCTCCTCGGCATCGGTCTGGCCGTCTATGGCGTCAATCTGCTCGTCTATCGCGCTGAGCTGGGCCGCGAGCGTCCTGTCGATGTATGACAGCTGCTCCCTGTACTCACGGTCCATCTCCTTCACCTTGGCGTCGGTCGCCCTGCTGAACTCCCTTACCTCCTTGCTCAGGGAGTCGGAGGTGGCGTCAAGCTGCCTCTGCAACGACTTCTTCCGCTCGCTGAGCAGCTTCCTGTTGGTTTCCTGAGCTTGCGACAGGCTCTTCGACTGCTGGCTCCTGAACTCCTTCAACTCGTCGGCGAGTTGCTGGCGCCTCGCGTCAACTTGTTCGCTCAATTGCTCGGTGAGGTTGGAAAGCTCCTCCGCGAGCGCTTCCCTGCGTGCGGATATCTCGTCTTGCAGGCTTTCCTGTAGCTCCTGATATTGCTCCGCGTACGCATCTCGGACGGCGGAAAGCTCGTCCTGTAGCTCCTCCGAGCGTATCCTGTACCTCTCGGACTGCGCGTTCTGGAAGTCCGAAAGCTCCCTGTCCAGAGCCTCCTTGGCGTTCTGTATCTGCTGGGCGGCGGCCTCCTCCTGACTCGCCGTGTCCCCGTCAAGCGCCTGCTGCCGCTCCCTTGCGACGGACGTTACGAGCGATGCCGCGAACGACGCGGCGTTGCGCATGTACTCGTTCGCCGACATGCCAGCCGTGTTGTATGCTTCCTTCGCGTTGGCTATCACCGTGTCAGACGCGTTCTTGAACAGCGTCTCCATGCCGCCGACCTGCTGCTCGTATGCGCCGTACGCATCCAAGGCACCGCCTATGAGGCCCTTTATCGCCTGAAAAGCGGCGCTCACGGCGTTCTGTATGGCGCTGGCAATCAGCTGGCCCTTGGCTATCATCGACGACGATATGGTGTCCATCTGCTTGGACGCCTCGTCATCGACTCCTATCTTCACGAAAAGGTCAAGAAGGTTCATCGTCAACTCCCCTCTAGGCGGGATGCAACCTCATCGATTATCTCATCCGCCGACCGCTCTGGCTCGTTCATCATCTCGCGAATTTCGACCCATCTCTTGGGAATGTAGGCCATCTGCGGTATGGCCCTGAGCGAGTCGGTGACGTACGTCCTATAGACCCTCTCGTCTACGGACTTGATGAATCTCGCTATGAGGTAACGGGCGAATAGCTTGAAAGAGGGAGGCCCTTGGTATTCGCCAAGAACCTCCCAGACCAGAATCTCGTCTTCGCCCACTATCCAAAAAAAGACGCGAACTCCTTGTCGGTGAACAGCTCCGTGACGTCTGAGATGAGCTTCGCGAGCGTAAGCTCGCTCACATACTCCTCTGGCGTCACGTCGTTCACCGAGGCAAGAATCTTCACGAACGCGTCCTTGTGGTCACGGATTAGCGTCGGCAGCGACTTCCTCAGCCTCTCGACGAAGAACTGCCAAGGCTCCATGCCCTTCGGAAGCTTCTTCGGCTTGAACAGCGCGGCGGCCTCCTTGTCGCACGCTATCTCCCCTATCGGGTCGATGATGTCTGCTATCACGTAGAATACGCGGTCGCCCTTGATTTCAGAAAGTCTCACTGCCGCTCATCCTTCCTATGCCGCAGGCGTGCCCGTCTTGCTGTACAGCTCGTACGGCACGATGTCGATGTTGCTCAGGCTGTAGTGGCCCGTGAACTCGAAGGCGAAGTCACCCTTCGACTTGTCGTTCGACTGGATTTGGAAGCCTCCCGTGGACAGGGCGTTGATGAGCCTGATTGCCATGAAGCCCGCCTTCTGGGCGCTTCCCGTCCCCCCGTCCGTGTTGACGTCGGAGTAGTCGCCGACCCACCAGATGTCCGAGAAGTCATCGTCCAAGAGGTCAACCCTCGGGGTGACCTTGCCTGTGGTGGCGTCGATGTCAGCCGCCCCGATGAGCTTCTTCGCGAGCGTGGTGTCGGCCTGCTTGAACGTGCCGCTCATGGTAGCCGTCACGGCGTCAACCTTCTTGAGTTCCTTGGTGTTGGCGGGAACGTTGTCGATGTCCTCGCCGAAGTCCACGTACTCCGTGGACGCGGTGAACGAAACGCCACCGCCAGTGGCGCCGATAATCTTGGTCCGGTCCAGCTCCGCCGTGGACGGGTCGAACTCGGAGAGCAGCACGCCAGCGTTGAGCTGTAGCTTGCTGAACGTGTCTGCCGCAACCTGCGTGAATTTCATGTCTCCCCCTTTACGCTATGAGGTATTCGACGTTGATGTTGACGTACCTTCTCTTTACCTTCTCGTCCTCGCCCTCTATCGTGACGGCCTGCATCCAAGGCGAGCCTCGCTTCACCCAGAGCATCCCGCCGTCGCATCGGACGATTCTGCCTCCCTGCCCTATGGCTACGAACATCTCCCTGACCTTCGCGTTCGGCTCGGACTCCGACTCGGTGCGGTACCAGACGTTGACGGGCATGTTGACCTCGCCGCCCTGCCACTCGCCCTCTATGAGGTCGTACGTGAGGTAGGGGAAGGTCGCGTCGCTCGGGACCGACGATGACGCGTACGCCGGAATGCCGAACCCCGATAGGAACTGGAAGATTGCCGCCTCTGGCGTCATGTCAGGCTCCATTTCTCGGCGCTCACTTGTGCGAACTGGAAAGATGCCCTGTCTGGCGTCTGGACGTCCTGAGAGTCGGAGGTCACCCTGAACACGTCACCGTCCGTCTCCCTGCGGAACACGTCATGGAAGTCCAGCCCCATGTTCTTCTCGGTGGTGACCGTGTACGTGGAGGTCATGCCCTCCTTCTCGGCCACCCTCGACTGGATGGTGTTCGGGTTGGTTATCGCCGCTTGGAACTGCATGCCGTCCCTCCATGCGACGGTCCAGCCGCCCTCTCCGTCTGGCACGCGCGTCTTCTCAAGCAGCGTGCACGTGACCTTGAAATCGTCGATGAGGCTCATGCCAACTTCCTCCATTGGGTCAGGCGTCCTGCGAACACCGCCCGCCATCCCGTGCTTGGCGGGTTGGTGCCGCTCGCCGTGCTGTCTCCCCTGAGCGAGTAGCTATAGCCGCCGAACGACTCCGACTGATACGGTCCGTTAGCGGTGGCCCCTTGGGCCTGCTGCCAGTCGCATATCTCCTGCACGACCGCCAGCAAGGGCCTCGGTATGACGTGGGTAGTTATCGTCCCCGAAAACGTCTCGTCCGTCAGCCCCTCGTCCTCCGAGCCTTTCAGGTGCATGCCGTCGTTGAGGTACGAGCCTTGTATTCGGTACCAGACTCCATCGGGTATTTGTACGGACGCAGGGAGCGTGCCGTTGGTGATGGCACACTCCCCGACGCTCAGCGTGTCGCGGACGAACCAGTTGTGAATGCTGCCCAAGACCTGCTCAAGCATCGTCGCGTCCATTCGGTCACTCCTCGCTCTTGGTGCGGCTGCCGCGCCTGCCCCGTTGGGTCCTCTTCGGGGCCTCGTCGGCATCCCTCTGAGGCGCTGTCGGCTCGTCTGCGGGCTTTTCCGCGACC